ACTAAAATACCTGGAATCGAAAGTAGTGTATCAACAACTTCTGTTGGAGTTACAGTTACCGCAAGTACTCCCGTTACTCGTCAGATAACAAATACAAATGTTGATGCTGTAAGAGTATCTGTCACATTTCCCCAACTACAAAGAGCCACGGATGCTGGAGATTTATTAGGGGCAGAAGTTCAATTAAAAATAGCTGTTCAATATAATTCTGGTGGTTTTACAGATGTTATTACTGACACTATTAGAGGTAGAAGTGGAGATGCGTACCAAAAAGATTATCGTGTAGCTATTACTGGTTCTTTTCCTGTTGATATTAGAGTTAGTAGAGTTACCGCAGACGCTACAGAAACTAATTTACAAGATACTTTTCAGTGGACAAGTTTTGGGGAAATTATTGATGATGCCTCTACTTATCTAAACAGTGCATATAGTTCAATAAGACTAGACTCGATGCAGTTTAGTTCTATACCAAGACGTAAGTTTAGGATTAGAGGAATAAAGGTAAGGATTCCAGGAGCAGGGGCATCCAGTTCTGGTACGCCAAGTGTCGATTCTGCTACTGGTCGCATTGTGTACCCTGACGGCTATATATTCAATGGAACACTCTCAGCAGCAGTATGGACTTCATGTCCCGCAATGATTCTGCTTGATATTTTAACTAACGATAGATATGGATTTGGTGCTCATATAACAGACAGTTCTCTTGATCTTTTCAGTTTTGTAGCAGCCAGTAAATTCGCTAACACTCTTGTCGATGATGGTGCTGGAGGACAGGAAGCAAGATTTAGCTGCAACGTAAATATCCAAAGCCCAAGAGAAGCATTTGATTTGATAAATGATCTAGCAGGTGTAATGAGATGTATGCCGATCTGGTCTGCTGGTTCGGTAACAATTACACAAGATAAACCAACCGATCCAAGTTATCTATTTAACCTATCTAACGTAGGAGAAGGTGGGTTTAGTTATGCAGGAAGCAGTCTCAAAACGAGACACAGTGTTGTATCTGTTTCCTATTTCAATATGGATAGTCAAGAAGTAGATTTTGAAGTTGTAGAAGATGCCACGATAAAAGCCAAAATAGGAACTGTAGTCAAACAGGTGAAAGCATTTGCGTGTACTTCTCGTAATCAAGCTAGAAGATTAGGTCGCACAATACTTTTTGCTGAAAATAATGAGAGTGAGGTCTGTACTTTTACAACATCAATAGATTCGGGAGTAGTTGTTAGACCTGGTGCAGTTATTGAAGTGCAAGATCCAGTAAGAGCAGGAGTGCGGAAAGGTGGGCGATTAAAAGCAGTAACTTCAACTACTATTGTTACTGTTGATGATACTAATGCAACAGACCTTTCTATAGATGGAAGTCCAACACTAAGTTTGATATTGCCCGATGGTACATTTGAGAGTAAGTCAGTCTCATCAATCTCTGGAGGAACGATTACTGTTTCTGAGGCATTTTCCCAAACACCAAATGTAAACACAGTTTGGTTACTGCAAAGCACATCAGTACAGGCTCAGCTATTCAGAGTGATAACAGTTGAAGAGCAAGATGGAATAAATTATGCAATAACAGCTTTATCTTATGTTGAAGGTAAGTATGCGTTTATTGAAGATGGAACAGCATTACCCACTCGTAATACATCAAATCTTACTGAATTAAAAGATCCTCCCTCTGGTCTTGCTGCTTCTGAACAGATATTTCCTATAAATAATCAAGCTGTATCGAAGATTGTTATTAGTTGGCAACCTATTGTAGGTGTAACGCAGTATCAAGTGAATTATAGATTTGGTAATGACAACTTTATAAGTGAAAAAGTATCAAGACCTGATTTTGAAA